GATCGTGGCCGCGCTGAGACTGGCGGTGATCGCGCCGATCGCCCCGGCGATGCCGCCGGCGAGCGGGATCAGCGCCGGGGACAGCCCCGCCGCCACCCCCATCCCTGACGGGGCGAGGAACCCGGCCCCGGCGGCCTTGTCGATCCGCTGCTTGATCGTGACCGTCGACGTGACATGCCGGTGGTCCAGCCGGTCCAGTTGCGCGTTGATCTTAATGATCTCCGCCTGGAACTTCGGGTCCTCAAGATCCACCCCCGGCGTCGCCATCGCCGCGGACAGTTTGTCGATCCGCTTAGCCGCGCTGATGATCCCGGCCGTAAACTTCGCGTCCTTCAGGTCCACCTCAGGAGTCGCGACCCGCTTGCTAAGGTCGGCGAGCTGCGTGTCCAGGCGATCCGCGGACGCGCCGATCTTCTTGAAGACGGCGGACGCCAGGTCGGTCGCCACGACCGCATACTCGATGCTCGCCATCAGTACCCCAAGCTGGACTGCGGCTGCCCGGCCTTAGCCTCCGCGCGTTCCTGCGCCTCCACCTGGTACAAGGCCATCCACCCGGTCAGTTCAGCGCTGCTCACCTCGCCGAGGAGTTCTTCGACCGTTTTGCCAAGCCGGGCGGCAAGGGTGTAGGTGAACCGTCGCCATCCGCCAGCGCGAAATCCCGCGTCATCTTCTCCTGGTCGTCGTCGGACATGCCGGACAGCCGGGACGCCACATCGAAGAGCCGGTCGGTCGCCGCGGCGGACTTCTCACCTAGCGCGGCTATGTCCGCATCCGCGAACAGCCGCACCCCTTCATCGTCCACAACGCAGCGGGCGACGATCTTGGAGCGGATGTTGGCCAGGGCATCGGGGCGCCGCTGGCCGGTGCGCTCATCCCGCATCGACACCTCAAGCGCGTCCCGTTCCCGGCCGGTCATGCCTCTCACCAGGACGCTGCCGCCCCACTCGGGCACGTCGACCTCTTCGGTGGTGAGGTCTTCGGCCTTGAGGATGTCTTCCTTGGACAGGCGCATGAGGTCTCCGGATATCATGAAGTCATGAAGCGAGTAACCGTGGACATGGATGACGACCTGTACGAGGAACTACGGCGGGCCGCCTACGTCGAACACAAGGCCATGGCTGAGATCGTGCGGGCCCTCATCCGGGCACTAGCTAAGGACCAGCCATGAACAGCCCTGTTCACCTGTTCATCTGGCTCGCCGCGTTCGCCGTCTACTTCACCCCGGCGATCATCGCGTGGGCACGGCCAGCCCCCCACCGGGGGCGAGTGACCATCGTCAACCTGTTCGCGTTCCTCATCGTGCCGTGGATCTGGGCACTGGTGATGGCCTGCCGCAGCCAGGCGCCGGAGCCGGTTACCCGTTGATCTTGCGGGTGATGTCCTCTAGCGCCGCCTTCAGCGCTTCCCCGGCCGCGCGGCCGAGCGGCGTAGCGGCCTGGTAGAAGTATGGATGCGACGCCTGTGACCGCCACGTGTCCGGGTTCCGGGCAGTCTGATACACCGGGTGCCGCCACCGGGAGTAGTTGTGGTTGCGGCTGCTTTCCTTCACGCCCTCCATGTAAAGCGGCAGGGTGACGTAATCGGGCAGCATCTTGAACGGGTTCACCCACACCGACGCGTACGCACTCTTGGCGTCCGTGCCGCTGGACAGTTCCACGCACCCCGCGATCCGCGCCCGCAGGCCCGTGTGCTTCCCGCCTTCCTTCACCGGGATCGCCAGGACGGACGCCCGGACCCGCATCGGGTAAGGCCGCGCCGCGGCCTCGAGGGCGTCCTTGAAGATCCCCTTCACCTTCCGGGAGTCCATGCCTCGGAGCTCGCGGGCGATGGTCCGCAGGGTCGCCCCCCGGGGGCCCAGGTCCACCCGGATGTCAGCGCGCGGCATCAGGCCGGGACCGTGACGCTCTCGTTGGGGTTTTTCGTGACCGCGAACTGCAGCTGGATCACGCTCGGGTTCGTGAAGTTGGTCGGCTTGGCCTGCGCCAGCACCTTTACAGCGAACACGTCGGCCTTCCGGCCGGCCACATCGCCTTCAGGCAGCTTCAGGATGAAGCCGACTGTGCCGCGGGGCAGTAGCGTCCTGACGTCGGTGCTGGTGCCGTCGGCGTACATGTCGATCGTCGGGCCGTCGATGGTGACCTTCCCGCCGATCTGCGCGGTGAACGTTGTCGCCAGGTCCGGCGCGTCGATCGTCCCGGAGATGATGCCCCAGTTGCCGGTGGTCGCGATCTCCGGCGTCAGGTCCGTCCCGGCGTTGATCTCCGCCCGGGTCGGGGCGGCGGTGTTCGCGCAGGCGGGCAGCCAGTTGTACTTGGTAACACCCTCTGGAATGTAACGGGCCGAGGCACCGATGGGGCTGGCGGGCATTTACTTCCCCTCGCTCTTCGCAGCGGCTTTGTCCGCGGCCTTGGCGGCGGCAGCTTCGCGTTCCGCGGCGGCGGCCTGGTTTTCCTGGTGCTCGGACAGCAGCAGCCACCCGGACATCCGCAGATGCGGCACCGACGACTCCGGCACGTCCACGGCCGCTTCGGTGCCGGGGTGGTACACCGTCACGTCGCCGCTCACGGGATCGTCACCACCGCGACACCCGACAGGCCCGTGCCGGTCAGGGTGGTCACGTTGCCGTAAGTGACCGCAACGGTCCCGGCGCCGTACACGCTCGGTGGCAGGGGGATCAGGTACACCGAGTTCGCGGCGATGGTGATCGCCGGGAAGGTGACCGTCATCCCGTCGAACGTCAGCGGGGCGAGGGTGACGGTGGTGGGGGTGGCGCCGTTGCCGACGTACAGCGCGAGCCCGGCGCCGGTGGGGGCCAGGTCCCCGGACGCGGCGGGTGCCTGGAGGGTGACCGCCGCCGCGGGACGGTGCACCGGGGCCTGAACTGCGTACGTTGCCATCGGCTGCCTTTCTCAGGTGAGGGACTTGCGAAACGCAGCCCGCGCAATGGGGCTGCTCTGGCTAGCGGGCGGTGAAGGCGTCGCAGTCCACGTCGAACAGCACGAACACCTTGATCCCGTTCATCACGGGAACCTGCCGCCCCGACCCGGCGCCGAACGCGGCCCACATCACCGTCTTGCCGAGCGTGTGGTCTGCGGCGACCGCGGCGCCAGCGGCGGCGCGCAACTGAAGGGCCCGCGCGCGGCAGGCGGCGAGGTCTTCGTCGGGGTTGAGGACCATCACCGAGCAGTGAACCGAGTAGATTTCCCGGTTCTCCTGGCCGGTTCCCTCCGGTGCCTCCTGGGAAGTCCACGCGTCCGAGCCGTGCGTCTCGTCGCCGGTCCACCCGACGTAGACCGCCTCGAGGGCGGAGGTGTCGGGGGCCTGCGGGCCGTCCCGCACCTCCACCCCCGCCAGGCCCGCCGCCGATCCGAACGCGGCGAGGAGGGCGGTGATCGCCGCCGGGACGGTGGAGGCGTAGGCCATGTCAGCCGAACCCGGGCATCTCGTGGCCCTTGATCGCCGCCAGCGCCCGCGGCGGCAGCCGGTAGTACGGCGGCACAGGCAAGGCTTCCAGCCCTGACTCCGCCACGTCGGCGGACAGGCCGCGCATCTGAGACCACAGGTCGAACACGACCTCTTTGATGCCCTCGGCGACCGGCTCGGGGATCTCCGTGCGCCCCGCGGTGTAAGTGCAAACCCAGGGCCCGTACCAGAACGGGATCAGCCCGGCGTGGCGGATCGTCCCCGGGTGGGTGGCCACGATCAGGTCCGCCGGCGCCCAGGACGGCCCCGACGGGTACACCGACGCCAGGGCGGTCACCGACGCCGTGGTGAGGATGGGGCCGTGGGGGACGCGGAGCACATCCCGGTAGGTCCCGGGAATCCAGTCATTGGTGAACACTCGCGGGACGAGGATGCCGGTGACTTTTTCGACTTCGCGGGTGGCGGAGGCGATCAGCGTCCGCAGCTTCTCGTCGTTGATCGTGGTTTTCAGGCCGAGGCGGTCGCGGGCTTCGGCGAGGCTGATCCCGGCGGCGTACGTGCGGAACGACACGTAGTCGGTTTTGGTGACCACGGGGCCGGTGGTGTCCCAGGTGAACTTGTACAGCCCCGGCGCAGCGG